CACTAGCTATATCTGTAATTAAAGTTGCAGCTTTGTCAAAACCTAGAACAGAAGCAAAAAGAATAATGAATGGATAGATTAACATCCCGGCCAAAGCAAAGCCCGTAAACCTACGCTCTGCATTGCGCTTCAGATCTTGGTCGTGTATCTCAAGCCTACGGTCCTCAAGCGCAAGTAAGTTCCATTCGGTGCGCTCAATGGTTGAGTTGTTGTTTAGATCTGCCTTGTCAAACTCTGTCATTTTTGTTGCCTCGCATACTGTACGGCGATATTCTTTTCGCGGGTTATTATAACAACTTTTTTCTGTTTGTCATATACAACGTAGTTTTTTCCTCTTTGTACAAGAATCACTCACCACTTGCCCTGCTGCTTACCTACAAAATATATAACTGCCGCGGCTATAGCGATACCGATTGAACAGATTATAGTAATAATTATTCCATTAATTAAATTATCTACAGCTTCCTTCTTTGCATAAACTAGCTCTCGCTGTTCTTTTCTTTGTTGCGCCTCAATAGCCACTATTTCTCTCCAAGCAGATGGTCCATACACAAAGCTTATATACTCTTTAAGCTCTTCTCTCATTTCTTTTAGCTTCTGCTTCTGTGTCCAGATCTCTAAAGCATTAGACTGTGTGTCAGAAAAAATCTTGTATAACGGGGGTTTTTTTGATTTTTGTTCAAGAAAGTCTATGTCACTAGACGCTTTAGCAAACTGTGAGATAGCGCCTGTGAAGCTGCTTATTTCTTTGCCTACTTCACAAGCCTTTTTAATTCCTTTATAGGCGCTTGTGGCAAGAGCTATCGCACTAACAGGATCTAACATAACGGGAGCTTTCTTGTTCTAGCGTTCTAGCATCCTATCCATTTTTGCGTCGAGAGCATCTAACCGGGTTATCAATCGGTCTATGGATGCGTTGCTCTCGACTTTAGTTGAGTACTCCTTGGCAAGCTCTTCACGAGTTCTGTTTAGCAAGATGGTTACGCGGTTTAGTTCAGAATGTTGGGATTTTATCCACCAGCCCAAAGCTCCCACTCCAGCCGTTAGTACAAAATTCCATAGCGCATCCATCTCCACCTCTTAGCACTCCAAGTAGCCGCCACCCTTAATTGCAGCCCCCATGCCGCGAGCCGTGCCACGCTTCATAGACGTAGGAACCTTAACGTCCGCAGTCTTGCCATAAGGAATACGTCCCTGCTTATCAATCTGAGCATAAGGAACTGCCTTCGGAGCAGGACCCGGAGGGGCCCCGTTTACTTTTACTTTAGCCATTATCTTGGTCCTTTTTTAGATTTCTTTTTCTTTTTCTTTGACGCGGCGGCTCCGACCCTGTTTAATTCCCTAGCAGCTTCAGCTTGATTAGCCTTCATACTCTTTTTTAGTCCAGCTATAGAAAAAAATGGAGCGCCCATTTGAGACAAGCCTTTCGCAAAGGCTGTGCCCGCTGCAAAGCCCCCTGCCGCGGAGCCACCGTCACTTCGTAGCGTTTCTTTAGCGTATTCATCATTTGTGGGATATTTGTCTGCCATTCTATTGTCCTCTTTGCTGTTTTAACAATTCACGCTGCATTGCGCTATCAATCCGTTTGTCCGTTTGAGCCTCTTGACTCGCAAGACGTTGCTGGAACTGTTGACCGCGCATCTGCTGATTCTGGGCATCAAGCTGCAATTTGGCCTGATCCACTTGTGCATCCGCTTGCTCTGACTGAGCCTTGATCTCCAACTCCTTCTCCTTCAACTGTATCAAAGGATCCGGTCCCTGACCAGATATTTGTCCAGAAAGCTCTTTCGCCTTCTGCATCCCCTGTGCAACCAACTGAGCAACCATAGCCTGATATTGCATCTCCATCTGAGCTTCGTCGCCGCCTTGAGCCTGCATCTGACCCATCTGAGCCATAGCCTGCTCCTCCGCTTGTATCTTAACATGTTCCAAAACATGCTTTTGTAAAGACATAGCAACAGGGGGCATCTGAGCCATCATTGGATTAGAACCAAATACCAAGTGAGCCATAATGTGAGACTGATGGTCCTGACCCGTAAACGCATGTAAACGCATCATGTCCAAAACATTTATGTTCTCTTGGGCAGGGTCCGCAGGCCGCGGCTCGTCGTCCGGTAAAGACTGCATCAACCTGTCAGCATCGTTCACGCCCAGCGCTTCATACATGTCCCGGTAAACCTCGTGCATGTTATGTATCTCAGGAGCCTGAGACGCCAACTGTAATTTAGTCTGAGCTAAAGCAATCCGCTGCGCCTGACTAAATACATTCGGATTAGATACAGGAACAACATCTACGCGGCCGTCAAAGTCAGAAGCCATGACACTAGCATCGTCACCCGCAACCGAATAAGGATACTCTTGTGGCAAACTCTCGCCCATCACACGCGCAAGGATCTTAAACTCTAAACGCATCGCATAATGAAGCCGCTTGTGTACCGCGCTCATTACACGGGACCCCTGCTCCAACATGGCAATAGTAGTCCCAACAGCAGCACTTTGATCGCCGTCGCCTACCTTCATGTCCGTAATCGTAGCAAAACGCTGACCAGCCTGTACAACAAACCCTAACAAATTAAATAACGTCTGATCCGGTCCCTTGAACGGTAATGGCATCAAACTGTCACGAATTGCACCGCCCGGAGCATCCACATCCCTAAATTCACCCGGCTGTAAAGGATCGTCGTCATCCCTGATCCGCAGGCCGCGGGCCTTGAACCCAGCAGGTAAGTTAGACAATGTACCAGCATCAATCAACTGACGTAGTGATGATGTTGCAGAACGCGCCAATCCGCCAATCGTGTGGATCAAACCAAGGCCGTAAAAGCCAAATCCCGGCAAAAACTTGTAATGTACAAAATAACTTATCTTTTTCTTCTTCTCGTCTTCCTCTGCGTAATTACGCCGGATCGACAAGATCTCGCCGTTGTCCTGTGAAATAGTGACAATGTAAGGAACCTTAATACCTGTAGGCTCGTCGTCCTCACCAATATCCTCGTAGCCCTCAAGATCCAGATCAACATGGCACTCCAACAAAGTGCAGTCGTAATCAATCTGATTTGGCTCAAAGCCGTCAATCCGGTCAATCTCGTCACGAATACCAGTAACATCCCCCTGAGAAGGTATCACATCAATGTCAAGATATATCCCAGCAACCTGCTTCTTACGCAAATCGTTCAAGTCCATACGCACAACCTGCGTGATATTCGGACAAGTATCTAAGTCAGAAGTATCGTAAGGAACCACCAAATGTTCCGCAGGGACAAACTTACTAATCGCACGACCTAAGTTCTCGTCGTAGTAAATCTTTTTAAAAGTACTTCCCGCCAGCGGTAAATAAAACAACATCTGGTCCATGTCAGGAGTGTAATCCTCCATGACATTAGTAATGTAGTAATTCATAAACTGCTTCACACGATGCGCCTGATCCTGCTTATCACGCGTGTCCTTGCCCAAAACTACAGTTCGAACCGGGCCGCTGGAAGGAAGTAACTCATTAAATGCCTGCGCCTGAAATTGTGTAGCAGCCTCGGCCAACAAAGGATGCGTCACGCCACTCGCGCCGCGGAACGGCGTCGTGCGCTCCTCGTAATTAAAACCAAGAAGCTCTAAGCCATTCTTGTAAGTGTCTTCCCACTCCTGACGGCTGGACTTGTTGGAATCAAACTCCCCAATCAAATCAGACGCAATCCGACTTAACTCACGGTCAGGCATCTCTTCAGCCAAGTTGGCATAGAAATTATCGCCGTCACCACGCATGTCGCCCGGATCAAAATCTACAATAACACTGCCGTCGTCGTCAGCAATAATCTCAATCTCCGGCGCGTCAGGATCCATGTCCGCCGCCATCAAGTAAGGATCCGCGCCCGAATCAGGAAGCTCTAGCTCTATTTCTGCGCGTAAATCATCTTCGTCCAACTGACTTGGGACGTTAGTATCCATTAATCCACCAGTAGCCATAGGGCCCTCCGTCAATAATATACCCGCACCTTAGCAGATAAATCCTCATCTTGCCAATCATCTGTTGGTAATTGTACAAAATTACCTTGACGATAGCGCATTAATGCCTGTGTCATACTATCTACAAGGTCGTCATGCTCCCCGTTAGGAAACGCAGCAACCTCCTCAATTAGCTCATCAGCCCAAACCTTGTCCTCTGGGACCCATACCATACCCGCCTCAAACATGGGACTTACCGCATGCACCCGGCTGATCTTGTCATTGCCACGACTCGGCGTGAAATTAACTACAGGTATACCCGCACTTCTAAGCTCCTGAGTCAATGGTAAACCACTCGCCTTCGCCTCAATAATTACAGTGTCAGGGTCCCAAAACTTGTACTCCTCAAACGCTATAGCTTTTAATTCCGGAAAATCCCAGCGCCCCTTTTTAGAATCTAATAATATTAAATTGGGTCCCGAACCTCCCTCGTTCGGATAAAACACACCCCACGTTGTAATAGCAGAAAAGTCCGCGCTCTCCCGCTTGCTAAAAGCAGTATCGTAACTCTGGATAACATACTCTAACTGAGGGACCGTCTCCCGCGTCCACTTGCGCCACCACTCGCGAGGAATAATAGCATTCTCCTCACCCGTAGGATTCTGCTGATACTGTGCATTCCACTTGCTCAAAGGTATAGATGCGCGGACCGCAGTCAAATCCTCTAAACTCCAATACTCCGGCCAACAAGGAGTCTCGTCGTCAAAAATAGCAGGTAACTCAACAACCTCCCACTGATCAGCTAACGGATCCTTCGCCATCGCCCGCAATAACTGACCCGTCATGTCCTTCTCAGACCACCGCGTCTGTACCAAAACTATCGAACCACCCGGCTGTAAACGCTGCCTCGGTCCCCCCGTATACCAATCCCAAGCATCCTCAAAACCATTCGCACTCATCGCAGTCTGCTCCGAATGAGGGTCGTCAATAATAATTAAATCACCACCACGACCAGCCAAGTTCGATCCAACACCAACAGCATAATACATTCCACCCGCACTCGTGTCCCAACGACCACTCGCCTTGCTGTCCGCAGCTAACTTAACGTCAGGGAAAACCTCCCGGTACTCGTCAGCGTCCAAAAGGTTCTTCGTCTTCCGACCAAAGTTAACCGCCAACTCAGTCGTGTGTGTCGCCTGAATGATCTTCATTCGCGGATCGCGGCCCATCATCCAAGCAGGAAACAAAAACGATGCAAACTCACTCTTCGTGTGCCGCGGAGCCATGTTGATGATCAAACGCTTTAGTTCGCCGCTCGCGACACGTTCAAGCTTGTCCGCGATAACTTTGTGATGCCTGCCAGCAATAAATTCAGGCCACATGGTTCTTACAAATTGTAAAAAATTTTTCTGACAACCTTCGTTCTTTGCGATCTGCGCGAGCCTCAATTCAAGCTTCAAAGCTTTCTCTTGCTGTGCAGGATTTAGGTTATCATTCATCCGGGGGACCCTATCTATTTATGGGATTATATACTGCTTTATAAGATAGTTATATCCCAAATGAAATTTTATGTAAATATTTGCGAGAAACATGGCCCTAGCCCCCGTCTGGTCGGCGCGGGGGCCGCGAAAAATTGCATTGGGCATTTCATCAAGAAAATAGGGTTTATGACCCGATATTGGAAGGGACCCTAGCCAGTTCAAGTATGCGCCATTGTCCAGGCGGTTTCGCTTTGTCGCGCAGCTGCCGCAACTAACGAGTCTGGAAAGTTGCGCGGCTCGCGGTTCTCGGTTCATCGATGGCGGTTCTCTTTGCGCTGGGCGGGGTCTGGCTGGGTGATTTGCGGCTCGCTGGGCGCGGTTCTCGGATCTCGGCTCAATTGATGTCGGACATCGGACATCGAACCCCAGCTGGTGCGTTTCGGATCCCGTAGGTTTGGGCAGAGAGCGAGGGGCGCGGCCCGCCCAGTTTAACTGATTTAAACGTTGGGCATAAAAAAGGCCCGCTTGTGATGGCGGGCCTGATCTTATTGGTTGGGGCTGGGGTTAGTAAACGACTAGCGTTTCACCTTCGAACAGCTGCGACGTTGCCAGCTGGTGTTTATCGCGCATTGCGACGGCTTGCGGATATGTAAGGTAAGCTTGCGAGCCAAACCGCCAAACGGGATTAAAAAGATGCTCGGACAAATCAGCAATATTTAGAGTTTTATTAACCCCCATAAACTTAATGACGTTTTTATGAGTTCTCATGATCCAACCCTTTCTAAGTTAGCGTTAAGCTTTTCCAGTTCGATTAGTTCAGCTGTTAGCTCTTGCGCTTTAATGTAGGCTTTGTCGGCCATTTCAGCGCGGCCACACATTCCCATCATACCCATGAACTGCAATTGAAACTGGATCTTTTCGGCTATGGTTTGTTCGGCCATGATTAAACCTCCATTTTGAAAGTTGCGTTACGCAGTACGTCGAGGATCAACTCTTTTGTTTCGGCTTCGTCTGGGCTCATGTCCAGATCGTTTGTGTAATTGTTAATGTCGAAATCTTCCAAGGCCATGGAATTGATTTCATCGTTGTAATCGTGAATATCAAAATGTTCCTCTAATAGATCGTTAAAATTTGCTTCCAGAACAACGGCCGTTTCGGCTTGCACCATCTGGCTTATTGGCTCGGCTAGTATTTCCACCATTAAGTTTTGGAAGCGATTAGCGCGAGCGATAAGATCTTGCGCCTCGGCAAGGTTTGCCTTGGCTGTTTTCAACTCTTGTATAACGTCGGAATAATCCCCGTTTTGAGTTGCGACTGTGGCGAGTAGGTTTTTGTTTAGGTCGTGCATTGTTTCATTCTCCAAATGAATATTGCGAGCCAGTAGTGGCCCGTATGGGAGTTTTAACCTGATATGGGAGTTTTAGTCAAATGAATAAAAAAAGGCCCGCCATTTGGCGAGCCCGTTAGTTTAAGTTTTAGGAAAGTTTAAGCCGCAATGCGGTTCCAATCGTTGCGGCTCATGTCCAGCAACTTTCCACCGCGGCGCTGCCATGTGTCCACATCGTCAACGTCGGCGCGATGAGAAACAGCTGTTACCGCGTTGATAAGGGTAGCACGGGAAAGCGGGCTGGATTGCTCAAAACCGCTTTGTCCAATCGTTGCCATCAAACCATTAAGAACGTCGCTGTTTTCTTTTTTAGTCAACTGCATAACTTTCCCTAAGTTATTAACAACGTCGGTTACGTCGGAAAATTCCCCGTCGATAACGTCGGCAGCTGCCGCTTTCATTTTGTCCAGTACATCATCGAAAGCTTCACGGCTTGAATAAACCCCGACTAGATCCCGCAACTTTAATTCAAGCGCATGATTATCAGCGTTCTTGGCATCGTCGGAAAGCAATCCCCAATCGTCACCGTCACGGGCGCTGGTTATGTGGCTTGAACGGGTTTTGTTTTCGGTTTGCATGCCGTTCAGGCAGGCCAAGGTCCAAAACATTTGATAAACCGTAACAGATCCCGCGCCAACTTCGCTATTTCCAAAGCCAATCCCGTTTGCCATATGATCCCCGACGTTGGCCCCAGTTCCAGTTTGAAGCAAGCTTTTCAAACGTAAATACATGCGCTTTTCGGACAAGTTCGCTTGTACGACCTGAAATTGCGCGTCGCTTTCCATTAACTGGGGAAGGGTGGTTTGCAATAAATTGACGTTGTCGAACGTTTTAAATTTATCAGAAACCCACGCCCGAACGTCTCCATCTTCGCCAACTGTATTCAAGGCGGTAGTGTTTAAGTGAGTGCGGATTAAACGACGCGCGGGAAATTTTTGCCAACTTTTATTTAACAAAGCATCGAACTCAACTGGAAAATGTTCTTGCAACCGTCGGGCGGTTCTTGCGTCAATTCCCGCATGCGTTGCAATTTGTCCAAACGCAGTGTCGTTAATATTAAAATGCTTTGTTGGCTCGCCGCGGTTTGCTTCTATAATA